CCAACAATAGATATTGTAATTGTGGATGTTTGTTAATGTCAAATAGATGTTTATTGCTGTAATGATTAGTACTTGCTAGATAATAATGTTGCAATTCTTTAGATCCTTCAACACTTGCCATCCATTTATTAGTCAAAAATGCAGTAAATCCTTTCCTTTCATCATCCGATAATGAATTATAAAATGTATAGTCTTTATTGTCTAACGCTGACAATACTTTAAAAATATCTAATTTGTGTGCCATTTACCATGCCTTATTATAATCAATCACTTCACAACTTCTAGAAATATTACTTATAAAATATACAACTCTAGGCTGATCTCCATCATCGATTGGCACCGCAAGGTATTGTCCATTTTTTAGTTTTGGGGAATACCATTGAACTTCGTTGTATATATCAATTACTTCTATTGGTAAAAATTCTGCTCTTGTACTGCTAAGACTATTAAATTCAAACACTTTGAAATTCCGATCATTTAAACTAGTTAAAGGCATTGCTTCCAAATCTCCTAAATCTTCTTCTCCAATAACCACATGCCAATCTAATGGCATTTTGATTACTTTATTTGCAATTTTAAGTACCAAAGCAGGAGATGTGAAACTTTCTAAAAATATAAGTGGAACATAAAAATAATCTGGTTCTTTTGGATTACTATTATCTAATATAGCAAATCTTAAATCTTCTACTTCTTCAGGTAATGAATCTAAATTATAACTACAATTATCGTCTAACGTATGTATTTTCATTGGCTTATTATATATAAAAATTTATTTCCAGTCAAGTTTTTCTATCGCAAATGGGTACCCAGCCTCACGATAATATGATTTTCGTTTTGTTAAGTGGCGTTTGGCAAATTTACAAGTACTAGTTATGTCCCATATCTGAACAAAGTCTTTATCCTCGGCTTTGCGTATTCCACGACCAATTGACTGAATAACCCTAACGAAAGACTTGCCAGGCTCAATAAGTATAAGATTAAAAATACGAGGAATATTAATGCCAACGGCAGCAACGCCATATGTTGCAATAATGACCTTATCATTTGTATCGGCCACTTCATCATAATGTTCTTGCCTATCCTTTCCTTTAGTTGCACCACTTACAAATACAGCATTATCTAATCTATCAACTATCTCTTTACCAGCATTTACACGATCTACTAGTACCAATGTGTTACCTGATTTACTTGCTTTACTTATTAAATTAGCCAAAACATCTAAACGATCCGGATCAGATAATAGATATTTTAACTCACTCTGATAATTGGTATGTTCAACTAAATCCTTTAATTGTATTACATTTACGTGACAATTAGCTAATACACCTTTATTTTGTAATTCATATGCACTAATTCTATTTATTACAGACCCTAAACTTACTTCAATCGATTTAAATTCAAAATCTTCTTTAGGTACTGTGCCAGTTAATCCCCAACGTAATGGTATATGTGCCATTACACCTGTTAATAAGTTCTTCAAGGCATCAGCCTTTGCTTGATGTACTTCGTCTACAATAACACATACCACATCTTCCAAAAATTCATGTATTGTAATATCTGCTTCTTGATTTTTTGTTCGTTTTAGTAAACTATTAAGGCTTTGCCATGTACAAATAGTATGTTGTTTACCAAACTCTTTTCGATCACCATAAAATACACCAACATCAAGTTGCATATTAATATAATCAGCTTCTGTTTGTACTACCAATGATTTATTTGGTACTATTACAATACTTCTACCATATTGCTCAACACGTTCACTTAATGCTGCTGTCATTAATGTTTTACCAGCACCGGTCGCTACTTCCTGCAATGATTGTGGGTTTTGTAGAAACGCATTTATTGTTTCTATTTGATAATCTCTAAGCTCGATTGGTTGACCAGCAACTGGATGTTTTTTTGGCCATTTAATACAACTATATGTATATTTCTCTACTTTATCGAATTGAAATGTTGTTTGATATTCTCTAGTATCATTTAATACAATGTCATATCCATCACTATCTAATATAGTTAAAATACCAGGAAGTAAATTTATATAAGAACTACCGCCTAATTGAAAAAATGCAATTTTACCATCCCATCTACCCAACTTAAATGCTGGTAGATAACGGGCATGTGGAATATCATATTTAAACTTATTTACTAACTTTTTTCGAGTATCTAAATCAAGTCCTGTAATTTTACAATTTACTTCATCCGATACATTTATAATAGCTTGCTTCATCTATATATTATAACACAAAATAAAAAGGGGGTATAGTATTATTTATACTATACCCCAAGATTTAAGAAGACTAATCAAGGGAGCTTAATTAGATATTCTTCTTAATATCACAAGAACTAAAAACTATTTTTCATACAAGTCGTTCTAGCCAATGCTTGCCAATTTGTAGGACTAATTTTAACTAAATCAGCAACTTTCAATGCCATACGAAGTGACATTTCACGCAATTTATCCTTATTTTCATCAATAAAATCAATTACCAACGAATCTTCTCCATTTTGGAAATTGTAATCTTGAAACAATTTTCCAGTTTGTGCAATTTGCTTCACACGAAGAAACTTATCACGCATTGTATTCAAAGTCAAGTCCAAATAATGACACCGTGATTGCAATGCCTCAAGATGATCTTGGAGTTTCTTACTCTTCAAATTATCAAACTTGAGATTAGTAATGAATACCACAGACCCCTTGAAATCAAATTTAGCAGGAATACCATCCCTACGCAATAGATGGCTATCAGCATTCCAATAGATAGTACGTTTTTTTCCACTATCCAATGCTGCTTTAAGAATATTCAAACTTAAATCATCCATAAGAACAGAATCACAATCATCAAATACAAGTACATTGCCTTTATCTGAATAACGATACAATGTACTATACAAGCCAATTGGTGTCATTGCACCTTTTACAACTTCATATTTTGGAGGCAAATTTTGTACCATAGTGAATAAGTTTGCTCTTTCGAGTTGTTGTTCAACACCATATGATTTACCAACACCTGGAGGGCCAACAACAATCATAGCACGAATATCAGAAGAAATAGTAGCCTTGGTCATTTCTTCAAGAATTTGAAATCGTTCTCCAATTCTTTCCATAACCTGTTCATCTGATTCGACTACTTTTGGAATATCAATATGCTCTACATCACAGTGGGCTACATTAATACGAATTTTTTCACGATTCAAACCATGACCATGTGCCGGTTTTACTGTAATAAATGGGCCTTTTTTACCTTCTTTAATGGGATGTACCATTTCAAATATTTGATTATGAACATGATTACCGCAATATGAACCATTAATAATACGAACTTGTGACATTGTTATGTACCTTTTTATGTTGTTTAAGTAGGCACATTATATAAAAAAAAATTCAAGCTATCAAACATATTTCTATATTTAACAACTTGAATTTTTTATACTATAATAAAATTTTATTATATATTAAACACTGAAATTACATGTCATTGTCTCACCATCACTCACCTGAATATGCCATGATCCTTCATATGAATTATCAGTTCCACCATGTGATTCGCCATCTATCATAATACTACTTTTATCTGCCCATCCACCTTGAGAATACCCACCAAAATCCGTATATTCCGGAGATGTTTCTGTGATAGTAACATCAGTAGCATTACCATTGTCATCTAATACAGGACCTAAACTCGTTAGATGGTTAGCTTCCAATCGTTGTACTGTGATATCTCCGCCAGATACAACAAATGTTGCTGCTAACGGTGATCCTATTGCTTCGTCTAAATCAAACGATGCTAATTCTTGTGTTTCTGCAGGAATTGCATTTCCCGCAGCTGCTACTGACCCCGAAAATACTTGCACGTTATTTATACTTATCGTTAAGTTAACCGGTCCAGACAACACATTTCCATAAACTTTTACTGTTCTATTTGCCATTTTTTACTCCAAATTTATTAATAAATTGCTATATATTACACTATTTATATAATTATACATTTTACTGTCGTACTATATCCTCTTCAATGCATTTTTCACCATATTGAATTTCGATTATATCAAGTCGGTTGAATGTATTATTTTCTAATTTATGCCATGTTTCTTGTGGAATTTCAACCTGATCAAATTTTACTAAGCCCACTTTTTTAATATTATTAACGAGAACATCCGCTTCACCACTAGAAATAAACCAATATTCACTGCGGTATTCATGCTTTTGGCAACTTAACGATTTACCAGGATCAACTGAAAGTAATTTTACTTTATATCCTGGACATTCATACAATACTCTGTAATATCCCCACACTCGTTCTGTTTTTGGTGCTTTCCATTCATCTAATATCCAACTTGATGAATTCTTTTTATTACTACCACCAATACCATAAGCAAATGTTACTGTTGGATCATCTTTAAAAGAAATAGCTTCTGGAATATTGGTAGGAGTACGATCACCCCCATTAGCAAAAATTATTTCACAATCATCATAATATTTTTTAACTTCTCTAATTGCATCAATAGCAGTATCATCATCATCATCGAATGATATTGTGTTATCTACTACTTCCATACTCCTAACAATTGCTTCACGTTCATACCAAGGCATAAATGCACTACCTTTTTTACGGATAAGCCATTCATCACTATTAACGCCAACGATTAATTTATCACCTAACTTTTTAGCATGTTCAAAGTATGCTATATGCCCACTATGTAAAGGATCAAATCCCCCTGAAACTAATACAATAATCATATATTACCAAAAGCCATCGAACCT